TCTAACGGTACGTCATCAGCTAAATATGTGTTGGCTGAAGTTATTGGTTGTAGTTGATACCACTCGTCTAGGTAGATAACTATTTTATCTCCATCTGCTGGAGCTGTACCAAATCTAATTTCAGTATCACTTTGGAAAGTGAAATCTGTATGTGTTTTATTATTTACCTTTACTTTGACTTGATTTCTATCAACATAATCTAGATCTTCAGGATTCCAATTATAGTCAGTAATCGAACCGTCACCTGTATATTCTCGTTTACCTGCAAACCTACCAGTGGCGTTTAATTTAAAACCCATTACTCCTGATAGACCTACATCAAACTTAAGTCTTGCGACTGTAAGACTAGAGGTGAAGTCTCTTGTTCTACCTTGCTGATCGAGCTGGTAATAGACCTGTGGTAGGGTTATATCAAAGTTATAGGCATAACCTATATAAACGTTGCTTGCAATGCTTGTGAGGTCTTGTCCAGGGACTTTAAAGTATGTTCCTGTACCATCTGTTCCTGTCTCTGGAGTGATAGTAAATCCTGAATTATTAAATGTACCAGCTGCTGTTGTACCACTGACAATCAATACATTCTTTTCATCAGTTAGGTTGGCATATGGTAGATAACACTTAGAGAAGTCATTTGCAGAGTCATAAGCTACAGAACTAGCCTGTGCATATAAGTCCATACAAGGGTTAATCTTTTGACCCTGTGCATTCGTTATAATTGCTACCTCTGGACTCTGAGTTAGGTTTGCATTAACTAAAGTGTATTGATTACCTTGCTTGGTAACACAATACATATCATCTTGATCTAAAGCCATACTCTGAACGGTCCCAGGTAGACTCCATTTAAACCAAGACTCCATTAATAGTTCCTTACCATCTGAGTAAGTCCTATAGAAATAGATCTCCTTACTATCCTGTGCAGACATAGCAATGAACTCATTCTGGATACTGGCAACTAAGGTATCTACATCAATTGTTATCCATTCATTAACAACTCTACCAATGTCTAGAATATCTGGACTTTCACCAAGTCCCTTTGTTTGCATAGCAAAGACTCTGACAAAGTTAGGTGTATTAGATATGAAATTAAGATGAGTTCCAATATCTACAGGGTCAACTTTATCACTCATCTCCATATTAGAGACGGGTCTTATTTTTGCAGTATTAGGTACTATTGGTCCTTCATCTGAATACATCAGAAACTGCTGACTCTTACTAAATAAAACTAAACCCTGTCTAAATGGTTTTATAGCATGTAGTTTTGTAGGTCTAGTCGATGCACAGTTGACATCTACTGGATCAGCTGCTGTATGAGTACGTGCTGAACCAGAATAGAAAGCAAAAGGTGCTTTAGCTTGACTAAGTATTACATTATCTTCTGATAAGAAACCAAGCCTATCAGAATTAAAGAATGATTTTTTAATAGTCTTACCAACAAAACTAGGTTGAGGATTTGTTAAATCATCTCCTGTTGGCCTATCTACCCAAGGTATAGCTTCTAAAGTAAATGCATTTGCACTTGTATTTCTTAACCTATGAGGCATCGTCGAGGCTGTTAAACCTGGAGAGGCTTCTGGTCCAACTGTTTCTTTCCAATAACCTTTACCAGCAGCTTCATTATCTGCTACAAACTCAGCATAATAGTTATCTTCATCATATACACGTGAATTAATTATGGTTACTATATGTCCATGGAAAGAGTTTTGAGGTAACCAAGATTCGTTATCAGCCCAATCTTGATAGACAACTAATCGTTCGTTATCATCACCACCTGCTGCTTCTAAGGCGAATGCAGTTCTAGTATTACTAACTACTCTATCCAACTGTAGTGATGTACCATGTTTTGTTACTGTTAAACCACTGATACTTAAAGCATCTATCTTTGTTTTTAAATCATCTAATATTTGATCATAATCAGCATCATTTGGTGCAGTATAAGAAGCTGTTGTACTACCAGCTACTGTCACAGAGAATGTCTCACCCTGCATCTGCTCTATCTTTCCACTTAATAAAAGTGTTCCTCTACTCGCTGCTACAAAAGTTGTAGGTGCAGGTTGTGTAGTTATAGTAACTGAATCATTACAAATAATAGTTGTAGATTGTACAGTTGTTATATCATAATTGGTTTTAATTCCTGTTAAATATGCTGATGCAGATTCAGTAGTTGTATAATCCCATTTAGCTGTGTTATCTGTTATTGCTGTACCAGTACCTGTTGGACCACCTGATCCTGCAGATGTACCAGCTGTGCTACATGTATAGATTTTACCGCTATCATTCTTTACTTTATCTCCTACAACATAAGCTGTACTAGCAGCCCAGTTAGGAGCGTCAAGAGTAATGGTACATGCAGCTCCTGTAGTTACATTCCATGCATATACGCTTCCGTTTGTACCTCCTACTTTAGGTGTGATACATCCTATGTATTTTGTATCATCTCTATTAATGTAGAACCATTTAGCATTATCTAACTGAGTTCCACTAAAGTCAGTACCACCTATATTTTTTAATTTAGATATAAACTTAAATCCAGGTCTCTTAGTCATACCTAATGTGACATCAGGTAGACCATTAAGACATTCTCTTACTTGACCTGGTAGTTTTTTACTATCTGCTTGTTTTGATACCCCACTTAAATAGTTAGGTATCCTTTGTGTTACAGCTGCCATTATCTCATAAGTGCTTTGTAAGGTTCATAGCTGACATATGGTGCTGAGCCTTGTGGCTTACCAAAGTATGAATAATCACCTTGATTACATTCATATTCAAGTGCCATAGCTCTCATATATGCCTCTTTTTGTTGGAGCATTTGGTATTGTGTTTGATCACCAATGATCCGACTAGAGGTAATGGTGGATGCTCTAGCTGTTATGTAGTCCTGTATAGGAGTTGGTAGATCAACCCAGTCAAATAGCCATGTGATATCTACATCTACATCTCCATCTGTCCATTGATCTGTGTGGTGTTCTTTGTCGTATAATTTTCCATTCTTTTGTATTACGTTCTTATCACCTGCATCAGCTGCTGTAAGATCTATTTGTAATACGTTGTTTGGTATAAGTATTTCATTATTACTATCAGGTGTCATTACATAATGTGGCTCTGTATTAAAAGACCAGCCTTCACTTTGTACCTCTCTAGATACTTCTAGTAGAGTTTGATATGCAATCGCAACGTCTGGGTTGGTTTCATCTAAAGTGGTGACTGGTGCCTGACCACAAGCCATCAGTATTTGATTTATTGCAGGTAATTCTTGAGCAGCATTAGTGGTAGGAAAAGCCATAGGTATAAATATTTATGAATAAAAAAAAGGGAGCCGTAATGACTCCCTTTATATGTGCATGTTTTAGAATGCAGCTGGTTTTGTAGCTGTACCAGCGAAAAGCTCTACGCAAGCAGCGGGATTGACATAATCTGCACCACACGCTAAGCGACCCAATATCACATCGCCCTGGTAGATAACACTAACATCTCCCTTAGTTACTTGAACTTGAGGTCCGATAGCTTCTACAACACCGGCAGATTCTCTCTGTCCGATGATTCCACAAGAGTTAGCGAATTCTGTTTCTTCACCATACTCGTTGTTGATACCAGTTACATCAGCGGCAGCATCTTCGATAGCTTGGCTAACGAATGAACCTGTGTTACCTGGATCTACTACGTTAGTATCTACAGCATCGTTGTTACCTGAGGAAGGCTGATACTTAGTACCATACTTACTGAAGAATGGTATGTTCATTGATTTGTAGATCTTGATACCAGCGATCTCTACAATTCCATTACCCTTCTGACGGGATGTACCTTGTGAGTCTCTGTTAACTAGACCATTATCACCAACCTGTTGGATCAATTCATAGTATTGACGTGGGTTTAGAACACCAAATCTTCCGTCAGAACTGACTCCTTTTTCATCCATCGCAGCGGCAGCGTCATAGAACGCATTAACCAATGCAGTTGCACTGTAAGCATCATTAGCATCGGCGTTTGTACCAACACGAATCTGTGTACCACCTGGCTCTACGAAGTTAGTCTTAGTGATAGGTGATGCAGCTCTAGCTCCACGAGTGATAGCTCTGAATACTAGACGGTCATACTTCTCAGCAAGAGCGTATCCAATCTTTCTGGATATCTCTGATCTTAAGTCGTAGTGAGCAAGTGTCTCAT